ACATGCAAACAAGCGCCTTGACTTTGAGATCGCGAGATTGAAAAATTGTGGCGAATTGTTAAAACAGGGCATACGTTTCCACCCTCGTAGCCCATATGCGGCAGTATGTGCGGATGTCGTGGTCCAAAATGTAAACTCAGTACCACAACATAGACATAGTATTCCTAAACCTACTTCTTCCGTCTTGGGAACACAGAGCGAAGAGTCTTCACAGCATCATTCATCTGACGCTGCTCAGCTCGGCGGGCCCCTACAGACAAGACTGGGGGCTTCTTACCCCGTAAGGCAGCAACCTTCTTCAGTACCTTCTTCGTCACAGGTTTCACCGCTCTTAACAAAAGATCAGCAAGAGGTTTTGCGAGCAGTGCCGAGGTAGTTGCAACAACTGCAATACCCGCAGTAGTAGTTACTGCACCTGCTTTTGGTATATTTTCAATAATTTGAGTGGGTATATCTAACTTCTCTCTTATCTGAATACATTCTTTTCCGACCAATCGGTATTCTGTGACTCTCTCGTCACCTTTGATGAATCCGATTGGTTCTTTTAATGATAATGCTTCTGATGGGCACTCTACCTCTGGAACTTTTGTGTCCGTAGGAACTTCTGGTGCCTTTATTTCTGGGGCTTTGGGTGGGTTGACTGGAGGAACTGGAGGTTCGTAATTAAACTCCAGTTCATCCTCATTGTAGTCAATTGGATTGAACGATGGTATTTGTCCATCACAAAAGACTTTAGCACCTTTAGGATCATCTCCTTTAAGGTTATCGTTTCTTCCTCTGTCTAATTCGTGTGCTTCAACACAACCTGGCATATCGATAATAGGAACACCTATCTGTTGGGTAACAGGAACTCTCGGAGGAAGCGCCATAGGCGGTTCCGTCAAGAATCTAGGAGTTTCTGGAATCTCGATAGATTGAATTGAAATATCACGAATTTCAGCCATTAATCTTCACTGAAGAATTTAAATACAGAAGTCCAAACAGAATGAAAGAATACATACCAAGCAAAAGTTTGGGTTGCTTCTTTCTTAGCACGTTTTTCGTAAACTGATTGTGCCATAATGAATCTCAGAGAGGCATAGTTATTTAACGCCTCTCATCAAATTCTCAGGGAAGTCTCATTCCAGGAACAGAACCACCCTTATCTTCACCAGCAGGAACAGCGATACCACCAGTAGCATTAGGAAGTTCGGGCATTGCTGCATCCAACATTCCAGGGAGTGCTCCAGCGATTGCTTCTGTTGCAGCACTAGTGATCTTTTCCTTAGCACTTTCAATTAGTGCATCCTTTTGGAGGTAGACATAAACTCCACCACCAATGATAGAAGCAGTTCCTAAGAATGATAGAACTGCGAGTGCGTTAATCAATTTTTGCATTACTTTTTGGGCTCAACGGCAGAAACGACAGGGGGTTCTTCCTTCTTCGCTGTAGTTTTGCCGTTTCCGTTCCCTCCACCTGCCTTAGCAGGAGAAAGTCCGAACGCAGCCAGCGAGCCAGAGAAAACCGATGCAATGAAGGTTGGATCAAAATCTAAGATTTTGTTTCCATTTGGAAGTCTTACGTAGCTAAACGTGAGAAGAGATGCGGACCAAATAAGTACAACAACTTTCACCAGATTACCAAGAACTTCACTTTTATCTTCATCATGGTCCTTCTCTTCTACCGCAGCTTTGGATTTACCAAGCATTAGTAAAAGAACAAGGCGAAGTATTTAGTCAAAGAAGAACATTTGCCACAACCGAGAATTCTCCATAACTGTACCGAAATATTCGGATGCACTATGAATACAACTTGCATCAAAAATAACTAATCGATTATAAACATTTCCAAGTACATCGACTGGTTCAAATGGTGTTCCATCTAAATGACAATCTCCAGGAATGTTGATCCATGCATCATCCCATCCCTTATCATAATAAGTTCGTGCTCTGGTTTTCTTATTTGCATACATCGTAGTACCACATTGATATGGTGCGTCTGGAGTCAGATACAACATACCACCCCATCGTTGAGAGTCACAATGATATACAAGTGCTTCACCAGACCATGCAGTTTGGAATCGACCATTCATACCATGATCTTCCCATGCAGAGATCTTCTTACCCATGATTGACTCAAATCTTTCTTTGAGTCCAGGGAACAGATATTGTTGTTTAGTTCTTCTCCCAATATATCCTCTACCAAATCCACCCTCATCAAACTCACGACTCAGAGCAAACTCTCTGATTGCATCTGGATCATCATAGAAATTGTCTACAATCCATACACTATTCTTAGATGCAACACTGAAAGACACTAGTTGATCTTCAGGTTCTGGTTCTGGGGGAATATCCTGAGACAACATGTGTGTCTCTGCTTTCTTTGTATAGTTCTTAGTGTTCTGCATCTTCTTCAGAAGTTCTGGATCTACCAGATCTGGATGCACCCACCAGTCTTCAAAGTTACTCTTTCCATCAGGTGATACATCACTGACTGCAAGAACATATCCCTTAGATTGCAGATACTCTCTAGACTTTCTACGACATTCTTTGGTTACATCAACGTAATGATCGTGTTCATATGTAATCACACGGAACTTATACTTCTCGAATGGAATCTTGAGAAGTAGAGAATATGTATTCCTTGCAGGTTCAATGTCAAGTTGTAGATAATCAATAGTATCTGACTCAAAATTTTCTGCAATAAACTTGTCATAATCTGTGTCTAGTGCGTCTAGACAATAGATTGTAGTAGGTCTCGCTTGTTTATATTGGTCAACAAATTCTTGTTTGTATTCAATGGATACACCAGTCCATCCAAAGTCTTGTTCTAGTAGTGCAGTATTGTTTCCATGATACGGCGTTGCACCACCAATCTCCAGGAAAGTTCCGTTTCTCTTTCCATCTAGAACAGAAAGAATAAACATATCCTGGTAAACCTGAGAATAACTTCTTTCGATATTCTCGGATCCAGGGAACTTATATCTTAGATATTGATGACTACTCTTGTGATAATAAGTAAATGCTTGCGACTCTGGACCACATCCAAGTCTACAGAGACGATCTTCTACAGTTTCTTTATGATAACCATCTAGTTCGTCCCAGTGGTTATCGACAAGTTCTTGTAATCCTGCTCTGCATTCAGCAGACTTACCCCACCACCAATAGGAAATAGTCCTTTCATACAGGAGTCCCCAACGACCAGGGTACCTACACTTAGTCCTAAAAGGTACGGAATCGAAATCACACATTTTAAGAGCAATTTCTGTGAGATATGTCGCATCTTGATATTGTTGATTCCAGTTTTGATAGTTTGCAAGCATGTAGTATGCTTCGGGTCTCTGCGGAAGAGTTGCGATTGCATGTTTGTATGCACCCGTTACCGCATTTGCACGATTCTTCTGAAGATCAAAACACTCTCCAATATGAATCAGACATTCATAAGAAAAGTTTAGATTCTTAGTTCTCTCTGCAGCACGTAGAAAGTATGAGATTGCAGCGGCACTCTGACCTACTTTCTTGTATTCTAATGCAAGATTGTAATTAAGATCTGGATTAGAAGGATCTTGAATATATTCTTGTAATCTTTGGTCAATCATTTATAAAATCCTCCAGTAGGTTCCCAGGAACTTTCAAAACATATGCAGCGTTATCTTGGAATCCAAACGTGATTAGATAGTCATCACCATACTGGGACATACCACAAGAGAACTCAATCTTTGCATCCATAAAATCAAAGATCTCTGAACGTTTGATTACATTCCAATCTTTATCCCAGTATGTAAATTGATGTCGATAGGTTGCGTTCTTACGTTGTTGTTCTGTCCTATAGAGATAGGTGACATGTTGAATCGCAAGATACCCATCCTTAAATGGAATCACCTGAGACCCGCCTCTGAGGTCATGAGATAAGTCTCTTTCTGATCCTAGGTGAGTTGTTGTAGTAACGACCTTGGAGGTGTCTACACGAACGACTTCGGTGGGGTTACTCCACTTCACATAATGGAATGGTTTGTCCACGATAGGCATCCAGTTCTTCTCACAATAAGAAGTATCTGGTGCAGGTGCAGGGATTCTAAATCTAGATACTTCCTTTACACGATCTGATGAAATATCTAGTTCAGATAGTTCCATCCTACCCGTTCCAATAGTGTCAAGATCCCTTCTGACACCTGAAAGGTAGAACTTATCATCCCATTTTACAATACGACAATCTTCTAGTCCAACAAATTCCCAAAGAGGGTTTCTGTCAAAACTAGAAGTATCGACACGATGGATTCTATCAATGTTTAGATCAGAATCTAAAGTGCAAAAGAAGTTAGTAGTTGTAAGAGTAATATCGTTCTCTGGATTCAAATATAACAGAGGTCCCCATTGGTGTTCAAACCGATTGAGTTCTGAATGATAAAGAGTATATTGACAATGACGTATATTTACATAAATCTCATCACCATCAACAAAAATGGTAGGGTTGAAGAGACCCGTACCATTGGTTTCTCCTGATGGAATGATGAGAGGTTTAATTACACCACCATTGTTTACACAATGTTTGACGAAATTTTGCATACTAAAAATTAAATATCACCAAGTAGAAAGAGCTGCACGAACCCAGGTGTCTGTTGCAACACAAACGTAAATGTAACTACCATCGTAACGGACTTCTCCTGCAGTACCAGCATCTGTTGCAGTTGATGGTGCAGTGGTATCACTTACTCTAGTTGCAACTGTTGCAGTTCCAGATGTATCTTGGTTTCCTGCGGTGTTTACACCAGGAAGATCGATGGAAGCACTACCATCAAAAGAAACTCCACCAATATTAATCGAAGCTGCTAACTGAGTTGCAGTTGCTGCGTTACCAGTGGTGTCCTGATCGCCTTGCGTGTTTACACCAGGGAGGTTAATACTAGAACCACCATTAAAGGGAACACCACCAACAAGAACAGAGTCAAAGAACTGAGTTGCAGTTGCAGCATTACCACTCAAGTCACCAGGAATTGTTGCAGGGAATCTGCCATTAGGAATAGTTCCTTGGCTTAAACTATTTGCGTTTAAGTCTCCTACAAAA